TAGATCTTCTTTATAGAAAGATCCTTCTGGTGAGATAACTGGGAAGGCTACACAATAATCTGTTTGACTTGCTGACCAAACTGACTCCTCAACCATATAAGGATTAGAGGTAGCAATTAGTTGTGCAACTTCTGATTCTTTATTTAGTTGAACGTGACGTAGATAATGAGGAGAATGTTCAGCGTGGATGCCACTAGCAGTCTGAAGCAACACACTTGCGTTTCCTGAAGGTTTAACGCATGTAGTCCGCGCTGCCGCATTGATGCCAATAAGCCCAGCAACTTCTTCGTTAACTGTCTTAACAATTTCTGCTCCTTGTTTTTGAATGTCTTCATCAAGTAGGATATCAGGGTTATTCATCCAGCCAGTAATTGATACACCTAAGAGCGCTTCCCGATCAAAGATTGCTTTAGAAGTTCCGCTGAGGTATTTGAAGTCTGTGTATCCGGCTTGGAGTGTTCCCATGATTGAGGCGGCTCGGCAGGCTTTGAAGAACTCTTCTTTTGTTGTGCATTTGCCGCCGTTGATTTCTGTGAGGTTACACCCTTGCCATCCTGATTCTCCATTGATCTGAGGATACATTCCAATCTCAACACAAGGGTTCGTAGTGAAATCTCTGTCCTCTACAAAATAGAAACCTGGCTCTCCAAACTCTTTGATTGAGCCCATGATTCTCTTAAAGTCTTCTTTAGTGATCTCATCTCTAACAATAACTGCAGAATTATTACTGCGGCCACGCTGAGGGTTATCGATAAACCAATTACCAGTTTTAGCATTAATCATCTCCTCGTCATCTGCGCTAAACAAACAGATGGTTGCTGATCGACGAACGCCCCCGGCTAGCACAGCATCTGCAGCGTGCATAGCGATATCATACACTTCAATAGGCTTCAATCTGTCACGCCCAGATAATACGATTCCTTGAAGCATATGCTCAATTTTATCCAGCGCACGACGAAGTGGTTCTGGACCTGGTGCTTTAAATCCACCAGAGATTTTTGAACCTTTTGGACGGATGTTTTGCAGATCGAAGTAAACCTTGCGACCTTCGAAGTCAGGATGCGTACCACCGCCGACAAAAAAAGAAGACATAAGGACTGAAAGAGAATCCGCCCAGCCTTCAATGGAATCTTCAATCACATAACCCTTGGCTTGTTTCTTACGCTCTGCAACATTAGGAAGTTTTGCCACGTGATGATTTTGTACACTGAAGCCAGCACCTGCACCACATAGCAAAATGTAAAAGAGCTCACCAAAGAAGGCCGCACGGTCCGCGTAGGAGCTCGTACAGTTATACATTCTCATCTGGTGCTTACGTAACTGCTCTCCACCAAATTGCAGCGCTCTCTGCGCGCCTAGTGCATACTGCAGCTTATATAGAGACTCGGCTTCATCGATGTACTGGGCTAGTTCTGGCGTCATCTTATCCGCATAATATTCACGGTGCATTTCCATGACACGTGCTACGGCTTCTTCCCATGTTTCGTATCTATTCTTATCCTCACTCCATCTACTATAACCTTCATAAAATTTGGTTTCTGACATTAACTTCCTAGTATTCTTATCTGTGTTGTTAGGAATGAGTTTGAGCATCGATAAAATCCTTTCTGGCCATAACACGATATATGGCAGTTGTTACTGACTTAAATACATTATATATGATTATTGCGAATTAGAAAACCCCTAAAATAGGGGATTTACAGAAATATTTTTTCTGATATAATTAATCTACTGATTATCGGAGGAGGATGAATCACCCGTCGGTTCTTCTGGGGTAAGTGCTTCCTCATAATAAGCTATGATTGCTTGCTGGTCTTTTACGTACCGGCGAAGCTCTGCTATACCAAGGGCTAAGTTCTCATATCCTTTAGGAGTAATAGCAAATATTACTACGTTACCTGTTTTGGAATTAATCTCAGCGACTTTTTCTTCTAGATTCTCTTCTGTGATTACAAACCAATCGACGGGTGGAAATTGCACAGCTTTAGGACGTTCCTGAATAGGAATATTTTGTTCTTGGTATTCAGTTGTTACTACTACTTCCGGTTCCGGTGTTCTCCCCAGACACCCCATCAGTAGTAACGGGCTTGTCAGAAGGAGGAGTAGTTTCGTCTTGGATCCGCCCAATAAGTTTGTTGACTGCATTGTTAACTCTGTCTTCAAGTCCTTGTGCATTTGTTAATGCCTCCATAGTCAAATCGATCTTAGCAAATACGCCTCTAAGCTTATCGAGATGCTCTTGCGATTGTTGTAATCTCTTTGTAAGATCTTTGTTTAATTGTTCATTCTTTTTTGCATCAGCTGCCATTTTCTCTACAGTGTTTTGTAGTGTCTCTGCTGCCGACTTTAGTTTAACATTGTTTTCTCTAAGAGTACTTATAGTAGCTTCAGACCAAAGATAGTACTGGTACCCACTATATCCCACACCGGACAATAAGCCTATAACAATGAGAATTAAGTATAATTTAGCCATTGTATCTACTAAACCTTTTCAATAAAACCGGTGGACGATCTTTTTTCCGTCTACGATCGGTCATGTTTATTGGTATACCTAGACGTCGACGAAGGATATGTTTTGGTAACCTTGGACCCATATCTCTAGTATCATGGGGTATACCAGCATCAGCCGTAGTAGTCATTTCTTCTTGAACGTCCTCAGGTAAACGGGATTTGGCATTCTCTTTACCATGAACGGTATCGTGCCAGTGCCAGTCGTGACCACTGTAAGCATTTTTCTTTTTTACTTCGATTCTGTACTCACCTGTGTGACGATCATTGTGGTCATAATTCTTACGAACTCTCCAAGTCTCGCCTTTATGCTGGGTATGAATCTCCCCATCAGGTCCGCCTCTGGTCCACTTCCGCTTCATCTAGTAATCTCCGGTATAGAAATATATATGGATTTATTAGTTCTGATATGTGTGACTTCATATATGTTAATACCAAACATTTCACCGACTGGGTAACAGTCTTCGCCAACTCTAATCTTATCACGAACATTAACTATTTCCTCTAAGGAATCATTTAGCATTTTTTCGTTCATGACTTTATACACGCCAGGGGATAATCGTTGATCCTCCAGGACAAACCACTCGGTCTGTTCTTCCAAAAAGTCTAATGAATCTATACCGAATTCCTTTAGACCCTTTAGGATAGTTCCTTCATTGACCGAGTACTTATCCTTCAACAAATATAATGCTGCAGCATAAGAAGCAATTCTAGTCTTACCAAATGGAAGTTTATTCAACAATCTTTTGACATTAAACACAAGACGAATGAACGGCGTATAGTAATTGTTATACGCATCTCTATCCTGGATACTATTCGTGTTAAACGATTTAAGTCTTTTACCGTTCTTATCTATAATACCGTATTCATATGCCTTAGTCTTTTCCCATGGCGTTGTAAGAAGCCTAAGGAACCTAAGCGTATAGATTATGTCACCGGTAGATTTAAAAATTCCCATTATATTTCTCTTAGCCTTTCTACCACAGTCTTATCCATCGGGATTTCTGTATATTGATCATTTCTAATATGACGAAGGAATATCAAAAATGGCTTTAGGGCAGGCCAGTAATCAGGTTTGATTTGAAACTCTAACATCTTTAAACTTGGCTCAATATCAAATACGTTGAATATAACAATCAAGTGGTTTAGAATTAATCTCTCTGATAATTGGTTATCGTTTTGGTATCTATAAAATAACCTTTTGAGATATTTAAATCTTTTTAGATCATCATAAAATTCTTCTGCATCTATTACATTCGGTTTATAATAATTCCGTGCCGCATATAACAAAAAATTATCATCAGTCAGAGTTTCAAATAATTGCATTTGAGGTCCTTATTAACCTAGGAACCCTCTCAAAGTATCAATAAGTTTCGCTTTAGATTTTCTACGATCTAACTCTACACCATTTTCTCTGCCGAGAGCTTCCAGTTCCGTTTTAGTCATTTGTTCTAGATTATCTATAACACCATCATCATTCAGATCTGCGATAAGGTCATCGTTCTCTTCTTCGACATGAGCCGCAGCTGCCATAGCTGCTTCGATCTTACCCTCTTGATTCATATCCTGAATATCTTCGAATGAAGGCATTCCGTAGAATTCATCAACTTGGGCTTGTGTAAATTTAGACGAAACTAGTAGTTCATTTGTACCTGGATCGACCCAACCTCTATTCAGTTCGGGTACTGCACCTCTACACCAATTAGGTGGTTTAATAGCCATTATATTCTCCTACTCTTTAGTTACCGCTCCAGCTACAGGATTAATAATTTTCTTATCACCTGCTTTGTTATCATTCGAACGTGGCTTAGCATTTGGTCCTGCTTTGTTTGCTTTAGAAGCATCATCATGACCTAGCTTATCGTAGTTGCTTACTTTATCAGTATCATCTACGGCATTATCAGCTCTCATATCCTGGGCACCTTTATTAGACTTTTCTGTGTCATCCCACTCTTGAGTCTTAGCAGCTTTCTTATAATGTGCTGCACGGTTTTCTAGGATCTTAGAATACACTGGAGCTTTTTCTTCTCTTGTAAGTTCTACTGATTCATCTACAGCTTCCGTTGCAGGTACACGAGCTTTACCTGTTAGTTTACGGACAGCATCTGATGCGCCCATACGACGTTTCACAAAAGTATTAATACCTCTTTTGCGAATGTCTTTATCTTGGCTAGCTGTATCCATACCAGCATCAGAAGTTGATACCATTGCTTTCTTAATATAGCGACCAACTTTATCTTTCGAGATCTCGTCGACTTGCTCTACTGATTCATTCTTTTTCTTCTTAATCGCGGCGCCCATAGCACTCGGTGCGTGATCAGCTGCTTTACCCATAGCTTTATGAAAACCAGACATTGCGCTGCGTTCAGCTTCTGCGCGCTTCTCAGCATCGGACTTACCAAATACCTTTCTACGAACATCACGTACTTTATCCATGACGCCTTCAGCTGCCATTTCGGGTTCCGCATTAGCATCCTTTTTCTCTTTTTTGTCTTTTTTAGGATTCATTACCACTTCTTCCTCTTCACCCATAGGTTTTTTGCTTTCCTTTTGATCGGCGATAGCAGTGGCTGTATCTTTTTTCATAGTCACTGGATGTTTCTTACCATTAAAGGTAAAATGTGATTTACCAGCTTTATGTGCTGCAGCAGCTGCACCCATATAGGCATTACGTTCTGCAGTTGGAATCTCTTCCGGAATTAAAATCTTTGATTCGTTAATGTTGACTTCAGAATATCTTTCAGCCAACTTTTTGATCCATTCGCTCATTTGTTTCTCCTTACATCCAAAGTTGAGCTGCGATTGATCCTGAAACGGCAACAATTGCCACCCAGAACAGCTTATTAATAATTGCAACGGTTGCTGCATTATCTGTTACCTGACGCTCTATTACGTCAAGCTTTTGTGATAAGCGATTGATTCTTTCAAACGCCCTATCGTGATCTTCTTTTAACCCAGCTAGTTTCTCTTCGGCTCTGGCCATAGCAACCATTGCTTCTGTTAGTTGATCCAGCTTGGATTCTATCCTATCTAAACGTGCATCGGTATCAGACATATTTATAATCCTACCACTTTTCCTTATCAGCCCAATAAGCGGCTGACATTTTACCTTTAGCAATGTTCTTAGCGTGTCTAGCCTTGAACGACTTACGTCTAGCTTTTTGACGATCAGACTCACCTTTCTTAGGTGCGCCTGCAGTAGTAACACCAGCTTGTCCAAATCGAATTGTTTTAACTTTATCGCCATCTTTTGCTACCACAATGTGGCTCTTTGTTGGGTGGCCTGGGGTACGCTTAGGTTTATTGAAACCCTTTACACCGGCTCGAGCAATTCTAGGATCTTTCTCTTCGCAGAATGTCTTGAAGGTAATCATTTGCTATCCTTTGACATAGAACCAGATTTAACTGTACCAGACTTTTTAATTCTATTAATTAGTTTTAGGTTACGCATATTCGTAGCAGATTCATTCTGGGCATCGTCATCATTCATCATATAACGATGTGCTGAATTTAAATAGTCTGCTGCCTTTGTAATTTTATTCTGAACCCATTCAGGTAGATTCTGGTCATCTTCGAACATCTTAATCATATGCTCAGCATCAGCTAAAATACCTTTTAACTGTGTTTTAGCCATAGCGCCTTCGTTATCATATTCACCAGGATCTTTAGCTTCTCTGATCTCTTTAAACGATTTCATTTCTCGCCTCTAAGTTTTTTAAACGTTTTACGCTTGGCTAGTCTATCGACCATATCCATGCCTTTATGTCTCTTGCGCATAGTATCAAGCTCAGGCTTATGTGAACCCAAAGTACCCTTTGAAAGGATCTTAGCAGTAGCAGAACCTGAAGCACGATCTCTACTATATTTAGCTTTATCCTTATAGCTCTGCATTGCCTTAGGTGTGTCTAGGATTTCATCAACCTGTTCGACTTCTTCGTTGTAGGACTCTTTTTTAATCCAGTTCTTTCCTTCTGGATTGTATGCATCGTACATACAGCTTTCACTCTTTGGTTTACCGAATTCGTCACCACAGTGCTTGCAGCACATACCGTTCATATCTTTTTCTTCTTTGACTGCCTTACGTGCTTTATTGAACATAGCATCGTCGCCAGTAATCATTCCAATTAATTCGCCAAGCATATCAAATAGAATCTTACGCTCTTTTTGTGGAACGGGTTTACCCTCTTTCATTAGACCTAGGGCTCGAACAATCTTGGTCATATCCTTCTTGTCCATTAATCCAAGTCTAACTAATTGCTTGACCTTTTCCATCTCGGGATCTTGAGCTTCTACAAGCTTTGCTCCTTCAGCAACTCTTTTAGCCTGCCAAGTAGCAATAGCCATTTTCTTTTTCATGTCCATACCTGGGTTATCCTTTTCCATTGCTTTGGCGATCTCTTCGCGTTTCTTTTTCTCGGCTGGGGTCAAAGTCTTTTCATCCATAGGCTTTTTCTTATAGGTTTGCAAACCCTTTTTATCAGTAGAAGCCATACGGTCTGCTTTATTAGACTGGGTGGTAGCCATGCGTTTCATAGCACCTTCTTTTTTAATAGGAACCATACGAATACCAACCTTACCATCAGGCTTAATATATTTTTCTGGTTTCTTATCGGCTGACTGTGTAGTCTTATCCCAGTTTTCTTTTATAGACTTTAGCTTTTTCATTTCTTTAACCTTGCCTTTTGTTTCGCCCATAGATCAGGATCGCCTTTTACTCTGGTTCTACCACCAGTGATAAAGCTATTCACTCTAGCCATTCCCCATTGTTGAGGTGTAGTACCTGGCTTATGTCCAACCTTCCAAGCTGCTACGCCTCTGCTATAAACCTTTTTTAGGATACCTAATGAGAATCCTGATTTCTTAGCTTTAGCAGCCAGAGCCGAATCTGCGCTTTCTAAAAATAACTGAAATGATTTCATTAGTCATCCCCATACATTTGTTTAAATTTTTTCGTATACTGTGATGGCTTAGTGCCCTTTGCCCTAGCCTTTTTATCACCTGGTGCATCTTTATATAGATCGGGATTACCGTGATCGTCACGCTTCGACATTTTCTTAAAGTGTGCATCCCGTGCCGCCTTGGTAGACTTAGACTTTATACCCATTTGGAATGTAGCAGGCTGTGAACCTTTACGGTCATCGATATCAGGATCTTGGCGAACCTGAATCTTTTCCTGCATAGGTTTTTGCTTTAGATATTTTTTACGAGAGATTGGCGGTCCACCATATTCATTTACATCTTCACCTTGAGCCTTTTTAATAGCATCAGGTGTGGGTGCACCTTTTTCACCCTTCTTCCGCATCCGCTCGCCACGAGCGCGCTTGGCCCAAATATTAGCCCAAAGACCTTCAGATTTTTCTCCGGGTGTCATGGATTTAGCTTTTTTAGTAGAATCTGGTGTACCCCATTCGGGTTGATTTGCTTCTTGTAATGATTCTCTAACCACACCGTCAACGTCATCGTTAGGAATATCCTGTACGTCCCAAGTCACTTGTTGGTTAGGATCAACCTTAGAAATATCGTCGATCCAGCATCTCCAAGTCTCACCTTTCGATTCTACGATAACATAATTCGTACCGAGATGTTGGATGTTACCGACGATGCCGTGCTTAGTCATTACGACCTGCTCACCCTTTTCAAATATATTATCTCGAATGTAAGCCTCACGTAGATCCGATACTGGTTCTAGTTGTACGTGGTTCTTAAACTTCTTAGCCTCTTTTAACCCCATAGACTTACGGATCGTATTGAATAAAGTCTTAGCGTCGGGATTAGATACTGCTTTAGGTAGTCCTTGTGAGAAGGATACAAAGTCGTTATCCTTTGCAAATCCTCTCATCTTGGATGCTGACATACCTTCAACACCCTCTGCATCAGGATCTCTTTCACCTGCAGAGATTACTTTAATCGATTTAAAGTTATAAAAACCATGTGCAGCTTTTTTCCCGTTGTACTTATTTAAAAGTATATCGAACTCTCGGATTCGATCCGATCCAACCACCATTACAAGATTAATAAACCCTTCGTTATACAGTGCAGATGCAGCTGCCATAGGGTTATTAACCTTTTTGTTTAACATAATAGATCTAGCATGCTTAGGGAATAACTTCCTAGCAAATTTAATCTTCTCTTGGTACTTTAGAGGATTTTTATTTTTATCCTGAGACTGGGATAGAAAAATTCTATATGGATTAGACCCAGCCTTCTGCGATAAAACATCAAGCAACTTACCATGACCAATCGTCGGCGGATTCATTCTGCCGAACGTATAGAATACAGTCTTTTCTTCTTCTACTAAAAACTGTGAAAAACTATTAAACATATCAACCGCGCTTTTTACCCATTTCTGATCGTCTGATTCCTGGCAATAGTTTCTTTGCCAACCGATTTACCCGACCCTTCATTTTATCTAGGCGGGCTTCAATCTCTCTTTTTCTCGATGGGGTGAGGTCTCTTTTAGCAATACCTTGTGTAAGCTTTTTAGCCATAGCTTTACGAGCAGCCTTCTGGGCTCTTTTCGCTAGAACCTTAGAGCTAGCGATCTTTGCTTGGGCTTTCTTACGACCTACTTTTAATCTTGATTGATATTTTCTCATGGTACGAGCTTTCTTACGGCGCTGTGCCATTGTAAGAGCTTCATCCGTTGGCTCTACAGATTCCCCTGTGTTGCCTGTTGGTGTATCCATTTTTCTTTTCTTTGCCTGACGCTTAATTAGTTCATCTTCGCCCGGCATATAATCTACTGGTGTAAAATCTTTAAAACTGACCTTTGCCATTTAGTTCCTCGTTGGTTTATCCCATCCTTTTAATATATCTGGCGAAAAGTTGTTGTATGAGAACTCCATACGATCAACAAGTTTCACCGCGTCACCACCTAATTTGTCAATAGCAACATAGCCTTCGGCACCCGTTACTTTAAATCCATTCTTACTCTTCACAAAAGTTGAAATATTTTGTAAAGTATTAAGCTTATTTATAAGTTTTAATTTCACAAGAACAATCAATTTTTGTAGTTCAAACATCTTTTCTAGTGATTTTTTATTGTTCTCTGAGAAAAAATCTAATATAGCTTTTAGCTTATCACGTTGGGTGGCTTTACCCTTTTCGCTGCTTCTCTTAGCTATCTCTTTGGCATATCTAAGTCTGATCCACCTAATGAGCATTGATACGTGTCGTCTTGAATCTCCAGGGACTTGGCCTTTTCTAACGTACTTGTTGTTGAATTGCTCAATGAGGCGCGGTAGCTCCGGATGTGATTCGAGTTCCCTGAGGGTAGTCCCAGCAATCTGGTTAAATAGTTTTCCGATTTCTGAAAGATTCGAGTTAACATAATCAGTGTCCTTCTTACTCATTGTTGCTTTGGTTAGATCTCTTAACATTGCATCCTGCGACCAAACGTTCTTACTCTTCTTTAGCGAGGAAACGTCGACTCCATAGTCTGCCCGATAGGTGGCAAAACCCCCACTTGGATTGGAGGACCGATAAGTGGTGTGCCAGACGATTCCGATTCTGGCCATTCTAATTGCGTTAGCGGATGGAGAATTAGCAGGTACAGCGTAGACGATAGTATTAGGGTGGAAAGTAATATAGTCCTCACCATTAATTTTTTTCCTTTTAATATCACCTGGTCCATATAAAAAATCACCCTGGATAATGCCCTTAATTCCTAATTCTGGTAAATGTTTTAATGCGAGCTTAAGCTTAACAGCCAGATCGCCGCTAGTATCAGCATCCACGTCAGCGTCAGATTTATATACCTTAGGATCTTTATTAAAGATTCCCTTTTTGGCGACAAAGAATTTGCCGTCACGTGGATCAGTGCCAGCAAAAATAGCAGGAGCGCCATCCCACTTAACAGATACATTACCGTCATGTTCACCTCTTAGCATGTCTCTTAGACTACGTAAGGCTTCTATTGCTTGTCGTGTACCTTTTACACCACCATAGATAACCTTATCCTCGATATGGGTCATATGTGTGTTTTTAGATTCTGTTATGGTTGTTTTAAAGCTTTCCATTATTTCCTCACTAATACCATATCAAATGCTGCAGTAATCCTAGCGTTGTTAGATCTCATCGTTGCCCTCACATCTATGTCGCTTTTTTCTGGGATCCTTATTGGAACTGTAAATGGATATAGATATGGACCACCTGTACCAGAAACTTCGAATGAATGACCTACCCTGAATGTTTCTTGATTTTCATATCTAACAAACATATCTACGGTAGCATCAGCACCAGCTTGAACAGTGCACATGCCCTGATGCAGATACGCTGTGTGTTTAGCTGGTACAGTATATACCGACATTAAGGTTTGACCCTTACCAGCATTAATCCTGGCAATAGTTGTTCCACCGATGCCTCCCGCTTCAATATCAATATCGCCAGTATTAGTGGATCCTCCTGCAGTACAAAATGCCCGATTTACTCTTCGAAATAATTTAACCCCAGTTGTATCTGCGCCGTTAATAACAATATCTTCAGATTGGAAATTCCAATCCTGATCTAAACCCTGTACTGTTACAGTGTGCCCATCATCTGCAACATCATTACGTTCGATGTTAACTGCTAAAGGGGTGGAAAGAGCCGACCAAGGATATAAGGTGTCATTTACATCCCATATAGTACCAGTTTGGTTCTGTGACATAGCTGGAACAGCACCAAATTTATGTATAAAGGATGTTTTAACTAATTGTCCGTTGGATAACTGTATTCTTTCAGCTAACTCTGAATTATCAAGGTAATTGGTAACAGCCATATTATCCTCCGGCCTCTAATTTTACGTACACTGAAGAGTCAGAGGTCTTTGACCCAGCCATATTAACTAGATAAGATATAAACTCGTCACGCTTAGATTTAGCAGCATTATCAACTGCATAGATGATTTCTGTTGCTGCCAAATTTGCATGAATACGATCAACTGCAGATTTCTTTAGTTCTTCCCAAAAAGCATCCCACTCGATATCCGAATGAATAGAATTAGCTTTCTTCCAGAGATCCTTAGCAGCCTTTTCGTCTTTACCGCCTGCCATTTTACGTGCTGCGGCCTTTAATGAATTATTATCTTTTAGAGTTATACCTAAATATTCTTTAGCTGCATATACGATAGCGCCATAACCAGCTCTACCGCCTCTTGCACCTGTACCTTGAATCTCTACGTTTAATGCACCCAATGCTGTGGGTGCTCTAACATCCATTTTCTTTTGTCTGTCGAAGTATATATAACCGCCTTTAAATGACCAGAATGTAGCGTTTCTAGTAGAAGCTTTTAATAAAGAGTGGCTGTAGGTATGTTTACCCAGTTCGACACCGTCAAGATTATAATCTGTCGCTTTGGCTTTCTTTTTCAGGTTGTTAATCTGCTTCAGCGATATACCAACAATAGTACGATCTAGGAACGCCTGTTTCAGTGTGGCGTTCAAGTTCATTACACTAGATGCATCGAGTACTTTGTTTAGGTCTACATTCTTTTTAATAGCCCAGATATCACCAGGATTCCATTTATCATTGTTCAGTGGTGGTTTCTTATCTGCTTTAAATGCCTTAGCCTTCATTTTATAAATGTTATTCATTGCGGTTGAACCACGATGGAATACATGGTCCTTGCCAACATATTTTTTATCGATTAGAGCTTTACCTGTTACATAAGCGGATACGTGCCAATCTGCTGTAGAGCTCATCATTTCATCGAATGTTCTATCAGTGTCGATCTTGGCAGCATATTTCTTTAATAGATCTGGAGTAAAGTGTGAGAATTCGTGTCTTGTTCCCTCACCCTGTAGCGCTGCAAGATATAGACATTGTAATGCTTCGCCGTTAGCTGTTGCACCGGTTGCACCAGCTCCTTTACCTGCACCACCAAATATCGGTGACTTACCTATGAGATTCGATTGAACAGTTTTACCACCTTTTATATTAAGGAAGAATACAGTGTCTTTACTCTTGGTAAAGTTATCGATAGCATTCATGTTTTGTTTTGTATTCAGGACAACAATGTTATTTCCATTAATATCAGGAATAGGATTGTTAGCTGCAATCGCATCTTTTAGAGCGTTCGGCCGTTTGTCCCCATACTTCATCCATTCAGCACGGGTCATTTTTGCAAACATAGCAGCTCCCTCCGATAGAAAATCTTTGAAACGAATCATAGGAATTCCAATAGTTTTTAGTGTATTTATATATTTATAATACACAAAAAACCCGAGGTGTTACCCTCGGGCGGAGTGATTAACGATTATATACGTAAATGTCTGCTGTGTCAGCATATTCCAAAGGGAGTGATTGATTGTAACGACTTACACCCATACGGTGTCCGCGGCCTTGAAGCTTTACGTATTGACGCAAAGACCTACCCTTTGATTTGTGGTAAGCATTTAGATCCTTAACAGCATTACGGATTGTTTTAATCCATGCTTGATCACTAGGATCTTTTAGATCGACAGTTGCGATATAAGAGCTTGTGCGGTCAGACTTAATAATCATACTAGTATCTCCTTCTGATAATACTAATATAATGTATAAAGGCGGGAATGTAAACCCCCGCCCCCCGAACTTTTTTCATTTTTTATGAATTTTTTTAAAACCTACCAAGAAATCTAGCAATCTGTCCTACGAATGGTAACAGTGCTAATGCCATAAGTAAGTTCATTCCGGTGTGTGCCATAGCTATTCGTAGTGTATCACCTTTCGGCAAACCATCGGATACGAACATTCCCGCTAACCATATTGTTCCAGTTGTTCCGATATTAGCCCCTAGTACTGCAGAAACTGCAGCTGGAAGAGGTAAAGCACCTGATGCGACCAAAGCAATGATTGCCGTAGTCGACAGGGATGATGATTGCCATAGCAAAGTCATAACGATGCCACCAACAAACATATAAATTGGATTACCTAAAAAGAATTGAAGGTGGTCCATATTACCCATTGACTTCATACCTCCAGAAAAGGTTTTAAGGCCAATATAAAAGATTACCAACCCGACCAGAGCTGTGATTACGGGATTACCTAGATCCATCTTCTTTACCCTTTTCCATAGTTTTGTGTTACCCATTTCTACTTCCTGTTTCATTTATGAGTAATTATAAAAAAAGTACCGATGACTTTGCAACGGTACCGCTATAATTTATATGTGTATATAAAGTGTCACACCCCTAGAATACGAGCAGCCTCCC